AAGAATTTAAGCCCTTTAGTCTTTACTGCAAACAAGCCGAAGAATGGCTAAAAGACAAATCTAGTATCATGGATTTTGACAACGAAGAAGATCAGTATGATTGGCTCGTTGAGGAGATTCAGAGATGTAAAGACAACACCCTGTACTTTTGTAACAAGTACGGATTTATAAAAGAAGACAAGTCTCAAGGAGGTATGTTAAAATACTCAGCTTGGGAAGCTCAGAAGGTTTTATTATTTCTATTTGATTGTGGGTATTCTTTTATGATAGGCAAAGCTCGTCAGATTGGTTTTACAACGACTATGTGCCTTGCAGGAATGAAGCGAGTAAACCTAAACAAATCATACTTCATAAAATTTGTTACACACTCAGAGTCAAAGGGTATAGAGATATTTCGGGATAAAGTTAAATGGACATACACAAAAATTCCTGATTACATAGCTCAAGAGGTAAAAAACTGGACAGACAAGGTCATGTCATTTGACAAGAAAGGTCAAAAGAAAGGTCGTGACGAAGGGGGAGCATCAAGATTCCAGGTAGATAGTCCACAGGTAGACGCAATAAATGGTGGTTCTCCATCTGCAGTATTTGTAGATGAGATAGGTCTGTTTGATATATTCGGAGAAATGATGCGTGAAGGTAGACCTGCATTATTTAAGTACAATCCAGATACAGGCAAGATGACCATGCAACAGCAATTTATGGCATGGGGTACTGGAGGTGAAATGGACAAAGGTGGTTCGGTGTTTGAATCTGAGTTTAAGATGTGCCTAAAACAATGGAAAGAAGGTAATTATGAGTACGGGATTATACCATTATTTTTTAACGCTTATGCTAGAAGAGGGGTTACAGACGCGCATATAAACAACGAAAGAAAAGCGTATTTAGCCCTAGAGGGAACAAAGAAAGGTGAGATAGCAAAGGTTCAGTTTCATCAACACTATCCAATAACAGTAGATGATATGTTCTTGCGTAAATCAAGAACTTTAGTTCCTATAAGTCTATGCAATCAAAGACTAAACGATATATACGGTAAAGACGTTCCAATTGAGTATGGATATTTTGAACCCATACTAGATCAATCTCAACCAACTCCAGACCTTATAACTACTCATAGAATAGTTGGTGCAGAATGGATACCTACAAAAGGTAGAGAGGATGTAAGTACGTCAGCTGTAATTATTCATCACCCTCCAAACGGAGAAGTGTGGAAGAATAGATGGTATCAAGGGACTGACCCGATTAACTCAGAAACAGGACATTCTAAAATGTGTAGTGCTATATGGGATTCATATACAAACTCTGTATCTTCTGTTGTTTTTCATAGGGACAGAAAGTTTAAACAAACATATTTACAAGTGCTACTTCAAAGTCTTTATTACGACCAACAAAAAAGAGGTGGTGTTAAAGAGCTTATAGAGAACAATATTGGAGATATGCATCTTGACTTTCAAGAGATACATGGTTTTAGAAATAAATTTACCGCTATGGCTCAGTTGCCAGAGTATTTGCAAATAAGGTCTGGAAAATGGTTTGGTATATCTAATAAAGCCAACACAGGCCCAAGAATAATAGCAAAGACAGAAGAGATGCTAGAGACATACGCTGAAAGCATAGATGTTCCTTGGATATGGGAACAATTAAAGACTTTTGTTGAAAAAGATTTAAAAAGCTCTACAAGTCACAGGCAAACTAGGTATCAAGCGGCAGACACCAGGTATGACTATGATGATGCTATATTTGCAGTAACATTTGCATATATAAATGCACAAGCACACGCTAGATACGAACCTGAAAACGTTAAAACAACAAAAGGAAGTAATAAGGTAGCAACTAGATATATACAATCTAAAGAGACTAATTACAGAATGAAACTTGCAAGGGTTGATGCAGAGACAGGAAAAGTTCTAAAAATTATTAATTAGAAGCCCTACAAAGTAGACCAATCTAGTTGAAATTGAGAAAGTATAACTTTTGATTTATCAAATCCTAGTTTTTTATTTTCCCAAATACACCCGTGTTGGTTTTCTTCAACTAACTCGTACTGTTCTTCTATAGAATAGAAATGCTTCATTTCTTTTTTATTCATTTTTTTGTACGACATTCTGGTATATCCATGTCCATCTTCAAATGAGTTTTTATTAGAGTTATACCAATAAAGATGATACTCTGTAACGTATCTAGTAGATTCAAATATTGGAGTTATATAAGACTTAGAAATAAAATGTTGAGTTTCGTCTCCTATTACTTGTGAAAGTTTATTACTAGAGTATGACGAAGATGTACTCAATTTACATTATTCTATTTTCCAATTCTTTCATGATAAAATTTACTTCTGCTCCTAAATCCCAAACAGGAATGGTAACATAATTTTCATTCTTATCAGTGTTTAACCAACAAATATAACAATTTCCTACACTTATTTTAGTGTTTTTTTCTATTATGTGCTTGTATATACCTAACTGAAGGCTAAATTTTGTCATTTCACAGTCATCTAAGTGATCTAATCCGTTTATTAACTTATTGCCGTAAGGACTATGGTCTTTTATCTCTTTATTAGTCTTATAGTCCCATATTTGATACTCATTAGAAGTTTCATTATAGAAAAGCTTATCTACCATTCCACATATTCCTGATTCATAATCTCCAACAACTAATTCTGCTTTAGCAAGTATTAACTTTCCTTTAGTGTCATTAAAAAAATTATCTACAAAGCTTAAAAGATTAGGATCTACCTCAGACAACTGAGGGTCTTCGTATAGTTTGTTTTGAAATAAGTATTCAGCATAAGCATGTACATGTGTTCCTTTAAATGCAGCGGAATCCCTTTTGTCCTCCCAGTCTTTTAACACTTGAATTACGGGTATGTTATGCTTTTTAGCATACCTAGTTGCTATGAGTTCTGACTCAAAGGGTTTTTGATACTGTCCAACAATAGAAGTAACCGAAGTACACTCTTTTTCTCTGTAAAAGTAAGTGTGAGATCGTTCTCTAAATATTATATCTCTAAACTTGTCTAGTTCTTTTAATATAGATGAATCAATCATATTAAATCAACCTCCTCTACCTCTTTCATTAAATCTTCTAATGCTTTTTCCATCATTTCATCCTCATCGGATAAAGGTCTAAATCTATTAGAAAGAAAATATTGAAACTTAGATCCTTCAGATATATTTACCTCGGCAAACTTATATCCAAGTGTCATTTTTTGTCTTGCTAGGTTTTTTGCGTCAACAACTGTGTAGATTTCATTTTTCTTAATCCACTCTCCAATAAAACCATTTGGTTTAGCATTATCATTAACACACACAACTCTAAAACTGTCCATAATTCCATACATAATTTTTAAAAAACCCCCAGGTATAATTGTATGGTTGGACTGGATAGAGAATACAAGGGGGTTTAAAGTAAAATAAAAAAGCCAACGACCAACCAACTCTAATGTTGAAACAAATATAGTGCATTTTTTAAAAAAAACAAAAGAAAAGAAGAAAAAAGAAAAAGAAAGAAAAGAACCAAAAGAAAGAAAAAGAAAAAAGAAGAAAAGAAAAGAAAAAAAAGTTTTCTCTAAAAAAGTTATTAACAATGTGTAATTTCTATAAAAAAACGTATTTAAAAAACATATATATTTGTACCGCTATGCACCGTGCATGGTTTAACATATAAACCAACACCGACTTAATGTCCGTGTATAATACATTTTAAAAAATGGCTTTTAATTATCAATTTCCAAGAATTGGAAACGTAGACACAGCTCTACATTTAGACACTCCTGTTACGGCTGATACAGCTATCGAAGCAGGAACAATTACAGTAAAAAACGAAGCTGGGGCTGACGCTTTAGTTATTCGTGCTTGTGATTTAATTAGCTTTATAAACGATGACTACGCTGCAGGAACTGCTCACGCAGTAGATGTTACTCTTACTGGAGCTACTCTTGCTAACAGTTTGATTTATTCAGTTACAGTATTTGCTCCCAATGTAATTAATTTCTTTGGTGGTGGTCGTGAGACTGGTGCAGTTTATCAAACTAGAACTTACAATGTTTCTTCTCCTGCAACTGGATCTTTTACCGCTGACGCTTTGAAAGATTTATTTATTGCTGCTATTAATGCTGACCCAGGAGCTTATTTTTCTGCTGCATCTGGAGGAGTAGGTGTCCTTGAGATTACTGCTGACTCTGCTGAAGCTGGAGCATTAGAGATTACTGCGCCTGCTGGAGCTACTATTGCTGATGCAACTGCATTTGTTGCACCTGTTGGTAAAGTTTCTGAGCTTGTAGCTTATGGTCTTAACCCAGCATCACTAGGAGGTACTGCGTATCACAGAATTATTATTCAGCATAGAAAACTAATCAGAAGTAACGCTGTTAGCGGTCTTCAAGTGTTTGCGCCTGTGAACTCTATAGTTTTCATTCAGGATACTGGAGCTGGAGATACTGCTCAAGCATTACTAGAAGATATACTTGATGGAAGTTATGCATCTAGCATTGCTAATGCCGCTAAGTATTTAGGCTGTCCAGAGCTGTAATTAAATTTTAATTATATTTGTAGGGTAGGGGTAAAATCCTCTACCCTATTTTTTTATTAATTTTATGGCAAGAAAAGAAGTTGACATTGTTCTTTTCGGTTTAGAAAGGGATGGAGACTTAAGGATAGAGTACCCAGAACTAGCTGAAATAGAAGAGTTTAAAGCGTTAAAGGTAAAAGAAGTAAGACTTTGTTGGTTTTTAGGTAATAGAACAAGCCCAATATACAAACTAGACAAAGCAAAAAGACTTATAAAGGCTTTAGAATTAGTATACGGAAAGAGTTATAGCTCTAGGAAAGACCTACAAGGTGTATTAAATGGCGAAATGCCAGATCATCTTGTAAATGGTATAAGAAAAATGGAGCTTTTTAATCCTGAGTACAGGCTGAGAGCAAAGCTTATGAGTCAATACATGTTTGAAGTGCTTAATGATATGATTATTGTAGATAATACTACGCTTGCAACAATGGACATTGATGAGAAAAAGAAGTATACCGACTTGGTTGTTAAGATTCATTCTGAACTTCCTGATATGGTTAAAACGCTAGAGAATTCTTATGGTGCTAAAACTGTTGAGAAAAAGACCAAGAAAGAGGTTCTTGTAAAAATTAATGACATACTATGAGTTACATGTTCAGCACGAATAGGATAAGACCTAACAAGCTACAATCAAAAAAAGACAAGAAATACCATAGTGACTATGCTAAGTTCTGTTTGTCTACCATGGATAATTATGTATATAGAAGATACATAAACAGATGTTTAGTAAACTGGTCTTTTTTTAAAGGTGGTGATGGTCAATGGATATTTGACGAGGATGTAGAGTCTTTCTTTTTAGACGAGTCTGGTGATGTTAGAAACAGGCTTAAATGGACAAAGAATGTTATAAAACCTATGGTTCAGCAGTATGTAGGTAACGCTATAAGGTTAGCCTATGATGCAAAAGCAACATGTATTTCAGATTTTGTAATAAACAAAAGAGAAAGAGATTTAGCGGAATTAAAAGGTTTTGAGCAGTTATCAAAGCAATTTCCATTTTTTGAAGATATAATAAAAGAAAGACAACCCATAGAGGACACAGAGGTTGAGACAGAAGAACTGTTTCAAAATGCTTGGGTTGAGAATTACGAAGAAGACATAAACAATCTTTTAAATTTTATATCTGAAGAAGTAAACTTAGAAGAGCTTAAAGTTCAAATAACTAGAAATCTAGCTTTATGTGGGTTGGGTATTTATAAAGGTTTTGAGGATAATGATAATTATAATGCAGAATCTGTAAATCCTTTGTTTTTTGGATGGGATATGTCCGCTCAAAAACCAGACCTTTCAGACGCTGAATACATGTTTGAATGGTACTACATGGATAGTCCAAGTATTTTTGAGAGGTATCAAAACTTATCAAAAAAAGAAATGGAATCTATAGAGAGTTACTCTAACACTAATAGTCAGAACTCAATGCATAAGTTTGTAAACAATGTATATACCATACCTGGTTCTAAAATACCCGTATACGAGGTTTACTGGAAAGACGTAGAAAAAAGGCAGTATGGATGGGTTGAAGACGAGTATGGCTATCCTTATTATACAATGATTAATGACCCTGAATCTAAATACACGGATAAGGACTTAATAGAGCCGCCAAATGAAACTCATAAAGAAAGGATGAATGGTAAAAAGAAAGAAACCATTTATGTGGACATAATGAGATTTTGCGTATTTATACCTGAAGAAGAAATAGGGCAAGGCTCTGGGGATATTGTTCTTGACTTTGGGGTTATGCCTTATCAAGAGAAAAATTTATATGACCCTTCAAACGTTAAGTTTCCTTACAAATGCTATACATGGGTTTATGATAGAGGGGAAATATTAACACCTCTAGATGATGTTATTGATCCTCAAAGATTTTTAAATAGAACTCTTTCTGTTGTTGAATCTCAAATGACAAATATGAGAGGTACAGGAAGTGTTATATCAAAATCTGCTGTAGATGACAGAGATGCAGAAGCAGATGTTATAAGAAATATAAACTCATCTAAGCCTATATTTGTGGATACAGATAGGGTTGGTTCTGTTCAGAATGCTATAGGTACTTACGGTACAAACATGGGGCAAGGAACCCTTTCTATGTTTCAAGTTATACAGTCTGTCCAACAATCAATACAGGATGTAACTGGTGTTAACGAAGCAATGACAGGTACTCAAGGAGGTAATGATGTGCTTGTCGGTGTTGTTGAAGCACAAATACAAAGAGGTTCTTTAGTTCAAGAACCGTTTTATTGGGCATTAACATCTATACTAAAGCAAGCTTGTGAGCACATGGTTACTGTTGGCAAATCAATATACTATGATAATCCAAGAAAATTAGCAATAATGGTCGGAGATAAAGGCCTTCAAAATATATCTATAAGTATAGATGACCTCATGCAGGATTACAGAATCTTTATAAAAAGATCTGAAAACGAAGAAAAAGGAAAGTCTTCTGCAAATCAACTTTTATTTACCTTGCTTCAGGCTGGTATGATAGACCAATTGGTGTTTTCAAACCTGTACGACAGGGCGACTCCTGATTTGGTTGCTAAAGCTCTTAGACAGTATCAAAGAGACAAAGCATTGGCTCAGTCTCAATCAGACAGGGCTAAAAACACTGCCGCATCAAATGAACCTAATCAAGAGGCTCAACTAATGCAAATGATGGGTGAACAACAAAATATCCAGAATCAAGAAATGAGGCAAGAAAAAGATGTTCAACATGCTAATGAAATAGAAAAAATAGCATTAAAAGAATCGGCTAAGACAGAAAGAGACATGTTAAAAAACAGACAATAGTTTAATTTTGTAATTTTGAATAAATAAATGAGTAATATGAGTGAGCAATTCGAAAAAGAAGTAGAGTTAGCATCAGAAGGGATTGAAAACCAAACGTCAGAAAGTACAGCTCCTGTAGAGGAAATGACATCTGACATGCAAGACCAGGTTAGACAACTTGAGTCATTGGCTAAGATGGATCCAGACTTTGCAAACTCTCAAGAGTATAAAGACCTAATGACCTCTATTGGAGAGCAAGAAGAGCAGGTAGGCATTAAAGAAGCATCAGAAAGCGATGATATCGAAAAAGAAGTAGAAGAAGAGGGAGAAGACGATGATGATGATGTTTTTGGTATATCTAAGTCAAGGAAAAAACAAAAGAATGTTGAAATAGACTTCGAGGTTCCTGATGAAATGATTGACATGATTTCTTCAAAGTTTGGCATAGAAGACCCTTCTAAATTCTTTTCTTCTGTTGACACTTGGAGGAGTCAAGCTCAAGAAGGAGCAGAAGCCTCTAAGGAATATGAAGCGTTATCTGCAGATTTACAATCAATGCCAATTGAGATAAAACAAGCCGTTCAACTTTGGGCTAACGGCGATGACTATCTTGAAGCATTTAGTGGAAATGAAAGACTGGACTTCTCTGGGTCGTTTAAAGACCAAGATGTAGAGAACCTTGTTCAGCACTATTTAGAAGATGAGTATAACGAGTTAGTCGAAAAATATAATGACGAAAAACTTAATGACGAAGACTTCGAAGATAGAATAGGGCTTTTAGCTCGAACAACTAAACGAATGTTCAACTCTGATAAAGAAGCATTAGATAAAGAACGTGAGGACTTCGTAATACAGCAAAAAGAGGAACATGAATCCTTTAGGCAAAGCGCTCTCCTTTCCGTTGAAAATCTAGGTAAGGCTTATCCCAACTTCAGTAAATCGGAAATATCTAAAATCCGAAATGTCTTGGTTGAGGGCAAAGTTGAAAATTTATTTACAAGTTCAGATGGCTCTTATAAAGACGATGCAGCAGAGCTTCTTGCCTACGCAATGTATGGTAAAAAGATGATGTTATCCACTCAAAAAAAGGCTGAAAGACAAGGTGAAAGTAAGGCGAATTTGAAATCAGTAGACTCTAGTCCTAAAAAAATGAAGCGTCAAAAATCTTCCGATCAACAGAGAGGAAAAAACATAGACGCTGTTAACCACTTGAGTTCTGCTTTTAAGAAAGACCCTTATGCTTAGTAGTAAATTTTTAAACACAAAAACAGACAAATATGTCATTGTATAATCCACCTAATGCTGGTTTTTCAAACCAGAATATAAACTCAGTAGGTTCTGAGTACGCAGCTACATACGGGCACGATATTTCGTTGTTGGTACAAAAGCTGACTAACCGAGCAATCTTTGATGCTGCACCTCAGCAGTTCATGGATCTCAAATTAATGAACATGGTTCCTGCAGAGCAAGTGAACTCTGATGAATTTTTCTATCAAGAAATGGGATATCAGCGTGAGCCTTTAACTGCTACTGCTATTTCAGCTGGAGT